TTTTAGTTCCTGCTCGGTAGCGACAATTTCTCTTTTCCATGCATCATATTGTTTCTGCGTTACAGATCCATTCTTTAACCCTTCATCCATTCGATCTTGAACAGATTTTAGCTCTGTAAGTTTTTCCTTTGTGTCGCCTACAGCTGATGCAAGGTATTTTTGCTTCTGGGCCAAAAGTTCTGAATTTGTTGGATCGAGCTTAAGAAGCCTGTTTACATCCTTAAGCTGGCTTTGCGCTTCGCTTATCTGCTTATTTACACCAGAGAGCGCCTTTGACAGGCTAGTGGTATCACCACCAATCTCTACGGTAATTCCTTTAATTCTATCTGCCAAAGTATCTCACCTCACTTATTGCAGAAAAAAGACACCACCCGAAAGTGATGTCCGCTCATATGCATTTAAAATTTATCAAAATCGTCCTGGCCCGCTAAATCAGGATACTTATATTCGTCATTCTGGCTTTCCACATACATATCAATTATCATGCCAACTGTGAGCAGATCTAAATCCCTAATTGAGACTCCGATCTGCACACAGCGAAGCATAAATAATGGAGTTGTCATTTCTCTTTCAGTCGAGTGAAGTTTTTTTTAGCCTGAATTGTTGTCTGCATGTTTAGCCCCCACAACTCAATTAACTGCGGAAGTACCTGATAAATTGAAAAGGTGTTAAACTCATCCAGCCATTCCTCTGGGGTATCCGGAACTTTCGGATCAGCATGCTTTGCCATAATCCATGCAATATTTTCAAATATTTCCAGGTTAACAAGGTCAAGATTTGACTCTTTCTTGTCGCCTTTTTGGGTAGCTTTTTCGAGTGAAGCCAGATCTCTATAAATATCACGTCCAAACTTTATCCTGTAAATTCTGGGGATCGCAGCAGATGCTCTGAATCGTACTGGTTTATCATCAATTACAATATCCTTGGTCATACCCATATCACGCGCCCTCCTTATGAACTTGTCGAAGTAGTTTTAGTACTCGTAGAAGTTGATGATGTTGTAGAGACTGCAGTATTTACCGGGACATAAACTGCATCATACCATTTGGTATATACAGTATCCGTTGTGTCTTCACCTGTTTTTGCTTTTACACAGCCGTTAGCCAAAGGCGTTGCCTTAATCGACAATTTTTCTGTCTGAACTTCAATCTCATCCTCATTTGTTGCAGATTCAATAGTCGGTCTTGCTGCAGAACAGTTGTAAAGCACATGGCGGATCTTCTTGACATCACCATCGAACTCAAAAAGAAGCGCAAAATTGGATGTTTCAACGCCTGAATTTTCCACAAGCACCTTATTTGTATCAAGTGATTCCTTCAAAACATCAGAACGGAATGAATCAGGAACGAGCGCTAATTCCAGATCGCCTTCATATCCCATGTTGTTAGAAATCGTATAATATGCATATCCGTCTGCATAGAATACTGATGGCTCTCCATTGGGGTCTAGCGACAGAGAAACGGCGCCAGGAAGTGGTACCGGTACTCCATACTTTGCTGTTCCATCATCATCAAGCGTTAAAAGAGCATAGTGAACGTTACGAATGTTATATTTTACTTTGTTTTTTGTAGCCATTTTTTACCTCCTTATTTCAAACGAAAACATGACTTCGTACATTTCCTCGGAATCAATCCAGACCTCCGATTTTTCATAAAAAATGCCATGCTTATCTAGCACGGCTTCGACTAATTCTTCTATTTCAGGATCTTTTATATCGGTGTAAAGTTCAATTCTAACCTGATCGATTTTTTGGTAAACAATACCATCTGCTGAAAAATTATCTGAACCAGGCAATAAAAGACAGATAAACGGTGGATCTGGCGATTCTCCTTCAGCAAAATGGTCATATGCATATGGAAGATTGCATTCATCAAGTATGCTTTTTATGTCGTCATAGCTCATACTCAGCCGCCTTTCAGTTTCTGCTCGATGGTTTTTACAAGCGTTTCGTTGCCGCGCTGTTCGGCAGGCGCAATGTGAGGTTTTCCCTCCACACGGCCTCCGCCGCGTTTGGCGTGTCCATATTCCAACAAATGGGTGAGCTGATAACGATTTCTCGAATGAACTACCATATCGATGCTGTTAGCGTTCTCGCTGATGCTCTTAATAGACCAGCTTTTTTTATACCTGCCAGTCAGGACGGGTGCAGAACCCTCGATATCTTTCTTCACCGATTTAGCAGTATCTTTGACCGCGTCCTTCATATCATCAGTTGCGAGCTTAGCGTACTCTTCCAGCTCTTTCATAATGATGTCTCCCATCTCGTCTATTGAAACTTTCTGGCTCATTTCTTCACCTTCTCCAGCTTGCAGTTGAATTTTAAACTGTTGTGCTTACAGCCCATCGGGTTCGCATAGGTAATGTTATAAGTCTTGCCGGCAGCTACGATCCGGAACTTCGTGGATTCCACTGCAGCAGTCTCCGAGGAATATCGGACTGTAAAATCCAAAGACTCCTCTTGATTTACGATAGCATCACTATTCTCTGATCCACTGCTGGTTCCCACTGTCGCCCAGCAGGAAAAGTAATCCGTCCAGGTATTCGTGTGGTTCCCGTACTTATCTGTAACTGTTTCATTTTTTTGGATCTTGATCCGGACCCGAAGTTCCCCGATATTCATCCATTCACTCCTTCCCGGAGCGCAAACAAAATGGACCGGAGCATCAAAGTCAGAGCATGATGATCCGCTTCCTCTCGATGCTCAAAAAGATATGCCGTTGCATATAACACGGCGACCTTCATTGTCTCGCGCACGGCAAGAAGCTCATCTCTTGTATAAATCTCTGACTCTTTCACATCCGAATTCACCGCTGCCCATTGATCCTCAGTAAGCCTTGCCACATCTACACACAGCCGTTCCGCCGATGATAAGAGGATGCTGATCGTGGCATCCTCATCGGATGTATCTACCCGAAGGTACTGTTTCACTTCCGAAAGCTCTATAAATGCCACGATCATTTACCTCCTTCTCAATTAGGGTGTTGTAGTACCGGTCTTCATCTGCAGAGCCTGAACCGCCTCCGGCAGAATCAGTTTGCCATCTACCCTCTGAGTGGAAATGAAACCAACCTGATCAGTGCGGGCATAAAGCTCGTTGAGTCTTTTGAAGGTCCTTGACTGACGATCCGCAATCCAGTAGTAGCTGTAATCGCCGAAAAGCAGAGCCTTGGCACCGGCAGTGATTGCAGGCATATAAGCGCTTGTTACAATCGGACGACCAAGCAGGGTGTTCGGTTTGCCGATTTCCAGTGAAGGCTTCCAAATATAATTGTCATTCTTATCCTTCAGCGTCATAAGCTGGAGAAGCAGTGCCTCATTACAGATGAACTGAGCATTCTTTCTGTAAGGAGATTTCAGCGCATAATACAACTGAAAGACCTCGTCAAATTTGACCGCTGTCTGAGTCGCTGTAGTAACACCTACCGGAGCTCCACCCGTATCAGCAAGAATACCAAGTGGCTTATTCTTACCATCACCAGATAAGAATGCTTTTTCCTCTGCATTTCCCATACGAACACCAAAACGACGAGCAATATAGGATGCAAGATCAAACGCAGAATCATTTAACAGCTCATTTGATACCTTAATCAGTGTACCCATCTTGTAAGCTCCAAGAGTTGTCTGTCCAAAAGTCGTATCAGCTTCCGGGATTTCCTCGCCTTCATCAATCCAGCTTGCTTCACCGGAATCCTCCGCAATCGGAATCTTTCTAGTCCCAGAAGAAGTACGGATAACAGTTGCGAGGCCCCTGAAGATGTTGTTCTCATCCAGAGATTCAACAAGCTGTCGTTCAAATTCATCTGGCACAGTATAGCCACCCTTTGGATCTTCACCTACGGAAAGTGCGTTCATAACCTCTGCATAATTGCCGCGATTACGGAGCATGTCCCAGAAGGCCTCACTGTACTCTGCTGTAGCAGTTGGAGCGTTTGTCTTCTTAGCACTGGTTTTCGGATCAGAATGCACCGGCAGTGAAGTAGGCGCTGCGAGTTTGGCATCCAGGTCTGCCTGATTCTCCAGACGTTCAATCTCATCACCGAGAGCTTTTACATCGGAAGCCATTTTGTTATACTGCTCGACTGCAGATGCCTCAACGAGACCATTCTCGTTTCTATGTTCCTCCAGGAATGCCTTTGTCTGCTCCCAGAGGGTGTTGCGCTTATTGCGTAAATCAATAATCTTACTCATGATATTTTTCCTCCTTAAAGGTATGAGTTATGAAAAACAGCTGGTTCCTTATTTCAGGAATTCCAGCTGTTTCTTCAGGATTTCATATGGCATGCTGCCATCTTCAGTTGTTCCGTTCAGTTTGATTACAGGAGAATGTTGCTCAGGTTCAGCTCTTGGCTTTGCCTTCTCACTGGTATCTCTTTCCCGGAGTTTATTTAGGATTGCCAGATCCATCATACGGCTCGAATACATGTGTGCCTCTGCACCGGGAATGATGACCTTTTTCTTCTTGTCTGGATCATTCTCATCAGGGCCGTCCGAATCAAGGTTATCGGGATCTTCCTTGGGATCATCGGGATCTTCTTTTGGGTCCTCATCAGGCTCTTTCTTATCCTGATACAGAATTTCATCTGCAAATCCAAGCTCGACGGCCTTTTTCGCATTCATCCATGTCTCGTTGCTCATAAGATCAGCAACCTTTTTACGAGAAAGGCCAGACTTCGCTGTATAAGCGTTGATAATGCTTTCCTTCACTTCATTCAGTGTCTCGATTGCCTTCTCCATGTCCTTGGCGTTGCCCATCGCAATTGTAGACGGGTCGTGAATCATAAGAAGTGCAGTCGGTGACATCTGAACCTGAGCTCCAGCCATCGCAACCACTGATGCAGCGGAGGCGGCGATGGACGCGATCTTGACGGTCACCGAACCGCCATAGTCTTTCAGCATTGTGTATATCTCTGCGGCTGCAAAGACATTGCCACCCGGACTGTTGACCCAGACCGTAACATCCCCATCTTCTGCTTCGAGTTCTTCTCTGAAGGCTTTCGGAGTGATCTCATCACCCCAGATAGAATCTTCGTCGATTGGGCCTTCCAATCGCAGGATTCTGCCTCCACTATCATCGTGAATCCAATTCCAAAATTTCTTCATCGTTTCCTCCTCGGAGGCCGTGCCTCCTTCGTTTTATTTTCTGTCTCTGGCTCGTCCTCCGGTGACTTTGTTCCTGCATTACCGTCACCTGCAAATTTGCCTGCATCTTCCAGTCGTACATACCCGCCATTCAGGTAGTAATCATCTCCACCTTTTTCGGCGGGAATCAGGTCCATATTTTCCAGGCGATGTACATCATTTGGTGAAAGGAACCCGTTGCTGATGCCGGTCGCATAGCCGCTCATACGGCTTTGGTAATCACCACGCAGAAGCCCATCTACATTGAACTTTGGAAAATAACGGTCCTGTTCTTCTTCCAACAGAAGATCTTTTTCAATCGCCTGCTCAATACGAACCAGCCAAGGTGTCAGAGTATGTACCACAAAATCAATACTCTGGTGTTCAATATTGGAGAATGTCGCATGGTCCAGGTCCTGCACCATGTGTGGAGGTACTCGGAAAATTCTACAAATTTCCTCAACCGAAAACTGCCGCACCGACAGGAACTGTGAATCTTCCGGAGGTAATGAAATCGGTTTGTAGGTCATGCCTTCTTCGAGCACCGCAACCTTATGTGCGTTGTTGGTACCTCCGTAGGTATCTGACCAGTTCTCACGAATCTTCTCGGGATTTTTTAGAACACCAGGATGCTCCAGTACCCCAGAAGGCTGTGCACCATTTCGGAAAAATGCAGACCCATATTTCTCAACCGCAAGTGTTGTACCGAGTGCGTTCTTCATCATGGCAATCGGCGAAAAGCCAACCAGACCATTAAAGCCAAGGCCCGGTACATGAAAGATCTCATCTCTTCTGAAATACAGATCCTTGTTCTGATCACCCGGAACCTCATTCGTATACGCATGATAAATGTAATAAATCTCACCATTCTCATCCCGGTCGACTTCTACGTTTTCCGGATATAGAGGATAAAGCGCCAGAATATTGTTCTTGCCGTCACGAATGATCTGCGCATAGGCATTGCCCCATAAGAGCAAATGCGTCATCATTGTTTCCCGAAAAGAAAAGCTTGTCATCTCCGGATTAGGCTGCCGATAAAGGACCTTATACAGCGGATGTTTCCTGGCTTGTTCTTTTCCTTTCTCCGTGTCGTCCGTAAACTGATACAAATGGAGTGGTAATCCTGCGACCGTCTCCGAAAGGAGTCGCACGCATGCATATACCGTTGCAATCTGCATGGCCGATTTCTCATCAACTCGCTCACCACTGTCGGCCCGGCCAAATAGAAATGTCTGCCCAGAATCGCGAACGTTGTCTGTCACCTCCGGCAGCTTTTCTTTAGGTGCGTCTCTTGGACTGGATAATCCCAGCCATGTTCTAAGTCCCATGTGTTTCTCCTTCCTCAAAATACAAGTAAACCTCGATCGTCATATACGCTCGAGGTGTTTTCATGCCTAATGCATCGGTCCAGGGCCATGATGGCTGCAACGATGCCGTCTATCTTTTCCGGTGACTTTGCTTTCGTGGGTTTGATGTTCTCTGCTGCATCCCGGTCTACGACTACATTTCCGCTCATCCAACGCATAACTGGATTGCCTCCGTGGATGATCTTCCCCTCCATCAGGAGCTTGTAGAACTCCTTCGTAGGTGGCGACATATCTTTAAAACCCTGGCCAAATGGAATCATCGTGAATCCGTCATCGGTCAGGTTTTGAATAAGCTGCGTTGCATTCCATCTATCCACAGCGATTTCCAAGATGTGATATTTCTCATAGAGCTTTTTTATAAAAGCCTGAATGAAGTTGTAGTCGATCACATTTCCTTCAGTCGCCTGCAAAAATCCCTGCCGATACCAGACGTCATATGGGACCGATGCTCTACGCACACGGAGCGGAATCGTGTCCTTCGGTACCCAGAAGAACGGAAGCATAATATATTTCTCATTCTCCATCCTTGGCGGAAACATCAGGACCAGCGCCGTGATATCACCCGTGCTTGAAAGATCCAGGCCGCCGTAGCAATCCCGCCCTTCAAGTAAAGCCAGATCAATGGATAGATCGCCTTTGTCATAGATCTGCTCCGGGATAAACCTGGTGATGGACGACACCCACATGTTTAACCGTAGCTGCTTGAACACATTCTCCTCCGCTGGGTTTTCCAAGGCCTCATGATACATGTCCCGGACGCGGTCAATCTGAATTGTTTCTCCCAAAGATGGATTTGCTTTGTACCAGTTTTTCTCATCATGCCAATCATCCTCATCGGTAAGTCCATAGACCACCGGATAAAATGTGTGATCAATCTTTCTGCCAGTCAAAAGGTCCATTGCCTTTGAATGCAGTTCGTAGCAGATTGATTCTTTATCAGTCCCGGCCGTCGTTATCAAAAAGTACAGCGGCTGCTCTCTGGCATCGCCGGAGCCTTGTGTAAGTACGTCATATAGTTTCCGGTTTGGCTGTGCGTGCACTTCATCCAGGACCAGTCCGGATACGTTCAAACCATGTTTCGTGCCAACCTCTGCAGAGAGGACCTGGTAGAAGCCTGCATTCGTGTAATTCACAATTCGCTTTGTGGCAGCCATGATCTTGGAGCGTTTCATGAGCGCCGGTGTCATTCGGACCATCTGGTGGGCCACATCAAATACGATGGACGCCTGCTGTCGGTCTGCCGCGGCTCCATATACCTCCGCAGATGGCTCATTATCTGCATAAAGCAGATAAAGTGCCACCGCTGCAGCAAGTTCGGACTTTCCGTTCTTCTTTCCGATCTCGATGTAAGCAGTCCGAAACTGACGGTGCCCGTTCTCATCAACGATTCCAAAAAGATCTCGAATAATCTGCTCCTGCCAAGGAAGGAGCCAGAAGCGTTTTCCGGCCCACTTGCCCTTGGTATGTTTCAGGTTTTCTATAAATTTGACAGCCCGATTCGCCTTTGCCGGATCATAATGAGACGTCTCAAGCATGAAGTGGGTCGGCTTGTAGTTTTTTAATTTCGGATAACCCTCATATCTTTCTGCCATTAGTCATCGCCTCCGAGTAAATCCTCCATCTCATCGACGACTCCGGATGCAGCGTTATCCGCAACAATCCTGGACCTTGATGCAGGTGTAAGACCAAACTGCTCGGCAAAGCGATTCATCACTTTCAAATATGTCTGTGCGATGCTGACCTGTGGAACCTGCTGCCAATAACCGGAAGGCGTCCGGACGATTGTCCCATGCTGTGTGATGAATTCCTCGGCTTCCTTCCATCTGGCATAGGCTTGACAGTATCCTGCAAAAGCCGCCATATCTACCTCTGTTAATATTCCAAGTGCCTCCATCTGCTTGGCCAGGCGTCGCCATTCCTTTTTTGCCTCCGGCTCCAGCCACTTCGGGCAGGAGGGAGCTTTCTTATCTGGCTTTGGCTCCGAATCATTCAGTGGCCGCTTACCGGGATTGCCTTCGAGCTTTTTGAGCGCGGTCGGCGTCGGCTTTCTTCCTCTGGTAGCCATAAGGCTCGCCTCCCTTCCTCATAAAGTAAAAGACCGCCGAAGCGATCTCTATCAGAACGAGAGATAGAGCCGATTGGCCCTTCTCCCGGAATTATCATTTTTAGTGTTTCTCAGTTGTAATTTTGAAGCAGAATGCTGAGCGCCAGCTCTGCTTCTTTGCAGGTTGGTTTCAAATCCCACCCGCGGTCATAACTGCATACCGTATTGTCTTTGATCCGAATCTCCAACTTTGAAATCTTACCCTTGTTGATTCCATAAATCTCACTCGGTTCTTCGTAGTGCTTTATCCAGTAATGGCAGGTCGTGTACTTGGCCTTGTCCTTCCCATCTGGAATTCCGATTGTTCCCTCGCTCCACATGTTTTAGGCCTCCTTTACCGTCATCTTGAAAGCCGGGATCAGGTCGCGTTCTTCTCTTCCGAAGTGTGTGTAGCGGTCGTTGATCTTAATAATTCCGTCCAGGCTGCAGCCAAGCTCTGTCAGTTTGTCGATCGTTGTGATCAGGCTTGAAAAAGTCGAGCTGATTGTAAACTCCTTGATTCCGTTCTCCTTGCAATCTTGAAGGATCGCTTCGATGTCCTCGTCCCAAATGACCTCTGCGAAATTTGGAAGATCGTTTCCGGCTTCCGTGCTCCAAAGGTAAGCCTGAACCAGGGTCCGGTTCATTTTGATCTTCTGCCAATCTTCCTTTGTCTTTGCGTTTTCAATAGCTTCAACTGTGTATTTCATGTTCTTGTCCTCCGTTTTCTGTGCTTTTGTTTTCCTCTTCGGTACTGTATTAATCACTCTACGGCGGATATATATCCAGTCATTTCTTGCAATAATCTGTACAATCTTTGCACCTTGAAACTGTGTTATTTACACTCTCCGGTCAGGATGAAGTGCACATATTCTTGCTTGTGTTCCTCCAGGAAAAGGACCAGGTCATAAAGATCCCTCTCATAAGCAATTCGCTGAACAGCAGGAACATCAAACATGTTGGTAAGGCCGGTACTACGGACCGTCAAAATCTGTTCTTTGACCGTATCACTCATGCCGCTTCGGATCTTTCTGCATGAATCTTCTCCATAAGCTACTGACAGACTGCTGCCATTGTCCCAGACAACCATGATCGACCCAATGTCATCCACTCCTTGGACGGTACCGCAAGTGCCAATTGGCGGCGCCTGTAGATCATCCATCTTCATAAGCTCGACGCGGGTCCCAGCAGGGAAGTGCTCTCTTATGCGTTCCACGATCTCTTTACTCGGAAAGTTCGTCATCGCTTGTGCCTCCTTCAGCTGTGGTTGCTTCTTTTTCAGCTGCCCGTTTTGCTTTGGCTTTTTCCTTGGCTGCTTCGACTTGATCCTGAGTCTTAAAAGCTGCGTGGCCGGAAAGGTTCTGAAGAATAATTCTTCGTGTGGTCTTGAACTCGTCTCCAGTCATTCCCAGTCGCAGAAGCCATACTCTGCATGCATACTTTTCATTTGTGTCATCAACCTCTTTTGCCATGATCCGTTTCTGCTCGATGGCTGACTTATTCATGAAAGCTGCCAGATCCATAAAGGCTTTGAACTCTTCCGGGCTTGTCGCCATCGGGAATCCAGTAAAGCAAACTTTATCATCCGCAAAATCAATTCCTTCCAGTCCGTTTTCAATTGACGTGATTGTCTTGAGTGCCTTTTCCCTTGTTGCCGTGCTTTCCTGCTTTGCCAGGGCTTTCACCAGATCCTCGCTTGCTTTGAAATGACTGCCGATCGCCTTGTTGAGAAGGCCGGCCCTCGAAAAGATCAAGTTCATGAGGTTCCGGATACTTGTTCCAGTGTGTCCATCCAGCGAAAGTGCAATGGAAAGCTCAGTCGGGATTGTTCCGTTCAAGCAAGTTTCAGAATCATCTCCGGTTCCCGCATCGGAAGCGTCCGCCGTTTCCATCTTTGGCGTCTCAATCAATTCTTCCGCCGCCAGGGTATTTACAATCTCCATGTCTACTTTTTCTTCCTCCACTGTGATGCTTCCGTCCTTCTCAATGGTGTATTCGCCGACGGCGTAAGTGCAGCTCGGAACTCCATTGTAATGTGGCTTAACTCCAGTAAGCTCGCCGAGCCTCTTAACCAATGCTTTTCTGTCTTCTGCCTTCTTTGTAAATCTCATCATGTTTTTTCCCTCCGTATGAGTGTTTTTGTTTACCTTTCGGTACTGTATTAATCACTCTACGTCGGAGATATATCCAGTCATTTCTGCAGAGATTTTAAAGATTGACATATGTGACAAACGGTCCTAAAAATACTAAGCACATTATTTTCATGTCTTACCATCAGCGGCGTCCACAGCAACCTCTTCATACTTCAGTTTCTGCCCGTTTCGGACAACATGCACGTCCTTCGTGCTGCCGCTCTCATGCTCAATGTATCTCTTTACGATGACATCCACGAATTTCGGATCGAGCTCAATGCCTCTGCAAACGCGGTCCGTTTCCTGACAAGCAATGAGCGTGCTGCCAGACCCAAGGAACGGATCAAGCACAATCCCATTGGTAGCAGAGCTATTCTTAATCGGGTAGCTCATCAGAACTACCGGTTTCATGGTCGGATGGTCCTTGGAAGATCGCGGTTTATCGTATTCCCAGACCGTAGTCTGTTTCCGGTCGCTGTACCATTTATGCGTGCCCTTTTGCTTCCAGCCGAATAGACAAGGCTCGTGTATCCACTGATACGGGCTGCGGCCCAAAACCAAACTATTCTTCTTCCAAATACAACAGCCGGAAAGATAGAATCCGGCATCCTGAAATGCCTTACGGAAATTTAGTCCTTCAGTATCCGCATGCCAGACATAGATGGAACCATCATCCGCCAGGTTTGCGTACATAGCCTTGTAGGAAGATAGCAGGAAATTATAGAAGTCCTGGTCGGCCATGTTATCATTCATGATCTTTCCGGCCGTCTCTTCAACATCAACGTTATATGGAGGATCCGTCAGAACCAGATTTGCCTTCACACCATCCATAAGAGCCGTGTAATTTTCTTCATTTGTCGAATCGCCGCAGAGCACTTTGTGCTTTCCCAGGAACCACATATCACCAAGCTGACTCATCGTCGGCTCTTTCAGTTCCTGATCCACGTCGAAGTCGTCTTCCTTCACTTCTTTGTCATGGACCTTATTAAAAAGCTGTTCAATCTCAGGCGGCTCAAAGCCGGTCTTTCCAAGATCAAAATCACTGTTCTGGATGTCTGCAAGCAAGTCTGCCAGCATCGTCTCGTCCCAGGAACCAGTGATTTTATTGAGTGCAATGTTCAGCGCCTTCTCACGGACCTTGTCTACATCAACGACGGCGCATGGCACCTCGGTATAGCCGAGGTCAATTGCCACGTTCAATCTCTGGTGACCGCCGATGATTGTCATATCAGAATTGACAACCAGCGGATCTGCAAAACCGAACTCGGTTATGGAATCCTTAATCTTCTGGTATTCTTTATCGCCCGGCTTCAGCTTTTTCCTTGGATTGTATTCGGCCGGCTTCAGACTCATCACCGGCAGGACTTTCAGCTCTGCTGTTTTCATGTAAAATTTCCTCCTTCGCCTTCCGGCGCTGACTTCGTTTATTGAATGCCCACCTGCAGCGGTCTGAGCAAAAGCTCCTCGGCCGGCCGGTCTTGTTTTGCATCACTGGTTTCCCGCACTCCGGACAGAAGCATTTTGCGCAGGCAGCAATGAACTCTGATAAATCCTGCGAATCAAATTCGCGCTCCATAACTCCTCCTGTCCACGAAACACCTGCATGTCCACGAAATTCCACGCGAGCATAACGTGAAAAAGCAGCGGTGGATTTGTCATCCATCACTGTCTTAACTTAGTGCTTCCAGTGTTCATTTCGCGGCCCGAGATATTTTGTCTTTGCCTGATTTCAGGCGGTTTTCGTCCGGTTTCTTCCGGTGCCGGGTTCGTGCCCGGTGTACATTTTGCGGGTACAGCCAGGTGACTGAACCCCCGCCCTAACAATTTCGCGGATTTTAGCGCAAGAGGGGGCGGCGGTCCCCGCGGCAAATCCTTTTAGGGATTTCATCCCGCCCCACCCGGTGAAAATCCATGCACCAAAATCAATAGTGATACGTAGGAGTCTCGTCCTCGTTTCTTGTTTTCTGATCATGGCATCTCTTGCAGAGAGGCTGCCAGTTTGATCGGTCCCAGAAGAGTTTCTGATCTCCCCGGTGAGGAACGATATGGTCTACAATCGTAGCCTTCACATACCTTGGCGGGTCCTTTGCCAAGCAGCGAATGCAGAGTGGATGTGCTTGCAGGTACCGTCTGCTCTCCCGTTCCCACTGGCTGTTGTACCCACGCTTCGCGGAAGGACGTGCCTCCTCTGGGTGCAGCGGTTTGTGTGCTTCACAGTATTTCTGTCCTGGCGGTACCAGTGCACTGCAGCCTGGATGCCGGCAGGGAACGTTTGGTCTATACGGCATCAGCGCCTCCTTCCACAAAGAAAGCCCCAGGTACCATAGCACCCGGAGCTCATCTTCAAATCTTGCTGACTATACCATATCATAAGTGCCACCCGGACAATTGCGGACATTTCCGGCGCACTCATATAACAGTCGGGTTTTCTGGTACGATCACATGGGCCAACGCTCTATTGTGCCACCTGCGAATGGTACGCTCGTCCGCATACAGCTCGTCACCGATTCTTGCCCACGTGTAATTTTTGATATAGCGGTAGGTAAGGACAAGCCGTTCATCCATGTTCTCGACTTCGGCAATCGCGCCCTGAATCTCATTTTTCAATTTCAGAAGCAGATCCAGTTCTTCATTTACCTTCTGCTCGTATTCCCAGACTCGCTCCAGAGTCTTCACGAATGCGGCTTCGGTTGGACGATTGGGATTGTAGTGTTCTTCAAATCCCGGACTACCAACATCTCCGGCAAGTGACTGTAATGTTGCAATTTCTTCTCGGTCCAGTTTGATTCGCTGTTCCAGGCGGTATGCCTGATTCAAATATGCCTTTGGCGTCATTTGCTCACCTCTTCTCTTAATCTCCGGATCAAATAATCCGGGTCTACCGAAGTGAGCATGCTGTACCAACCTGAATGAAAGAAACGCTCCAGATCCATTGCCTCTTGCATGGCTATTTTGTTATTGTGCTTTCGTTTCAACTTTTTAAGGGCTGCGATATAGTCCTTTCCCGCTTCCGAAACGATCACATTGGCAAGATTCTCATAAGGATCACCATCAGTTCTATTTTGCATATGCTTTCCTCCGGTACTTTGTTTTGTTCCCCTCGGATTGGCATAGATTGACTCGGCCTGTCTGGGCTCATTTACAGTTCGGCCTTCACAGCTTCGATTAAGGCATTCTGGCCCTTCTCCTTGTGAGAGATTGCTTCCAGAATTCTTTCATCGATTGTCCCGGCTGTTACAATGTGCTGTACCACAACGGCCCCTGCCTGCTGGCCCTGTCTCCACAGCCTGGCATTGGTCTGTTCATATAATTCAAGAGACCACGTAAGTCCAAACCACACGATCACGTTTCCGCCCTGCTGCAGATTTAGGCCGTGGCCTGCGGATGCGGGATGTATCAGCCCGACCTGGTATTTGCCCTCATTCCATTTCCGGATACTATCCTCCGAAGAAATGCGATCATAACTGACTTTCAGCTGATCCAAACGTTTGATGATTCTTGTCAGATCGTGCTTATACCAGTAGCAAAGAAGAAGTGGACCCTGTGCTGCTTCAATCAAATCCTCTAAGGCATCCAGTTTCCGGTCATGGATGTGAACCACTTCGCCGTTATCGGAATAGACTGCTCCATTTGCCATCTGACAAAGCTTTCCGGAAAGAGCTGCCGCATTTGCTGCAGTGATATCATCCTCATCCTGGTAGGGAAGAATCAGGTCATGCTTCATTGATTCGTACTTGGCGGTCTCGTCCTCATCCATGTAAACCGGATACCGCTCTGATAATAGTTCCGGCATTTTCAGATGATCCATTGCCTTCATAGATATTGTGATATCCGATATCTTGCTATAAATCCTGTCTTCCGCTCCCGGAAGGAGCTTATACGAATACACGATTTGGCCGTTCATCTTATCCGGCATGAAATATCCTGTTCGGTATTGTGTAATGAAACGGCCAAGTCTCTGCCCCATATCCAAACACTTAAACTCTGCAAACAAGTCCATCAGTGAGTTCGGAGCCGGTGTTCCTGTGAGTCCAACGACCCTCTTGACCTTTGGCCGGACCTTCATGAAAGCCCGAAACCGCTTTGACTGCCAGCTCTTAAACGAAGAAAGCTCATCCAGAACCACCATGTCATATTCAAATGGCATCTTTGACTTTTCAATCAGCCATTGCAGGTTTTCTCGATTGATAATTGTGATATCTGCATTCTGCTTGAGGGCATCCATACGCTCTTTCTCCGATCCGACAGCTACCGCAAATGATAGATTCTGCAGGTGATCCCATTTTGTGATTTCATCCTTCCAGGTAACCTTCGCTACCCGAAGCGGTGCTACGATGAGAACCTTACTAACTTCAAAGCGGTCATACAGAAGTTCTTCAATCGCTGTCAATGTGATCACCGTCTTGCCCGCTCCTAAAAATAGGATCACAGCGCTGATCGGGTGCTGCAAAATGAAGTCGGTCGCAAACCTCTGATAATCATGTGGCTCATATTTCTGTTTCCTGTATTCCATCCAAAATTCCTCCGATTTGCTTCTCATTGTCCAAGACATAAACCTGAAAGCCCAGACGCCGAAGCTGCTCATGTCTATGAAGTTGCAGTGGCCGTGGTAACTTGCCTGGTGCCTTCACTTCCACAAAACAGGCCTTCCCATCCGGAAATAGGCAGATCCTGTCGGGCCAGCCTGAACTGCCAGAAGTCCACTTTTCACACAATCCTCCATGCAGCCGGACCTCATTTCGTAACTGCTGCTCGATATTTTTTTCTCTCATACCTGCCTCCCATCATGAATTTCAAAAAGTGCAGGTCGTGATGGTCGCCCCTAAAAACCCCTATATAAGATTTTTTATAAAATTCTCTCTATAGCGACTTTTATATATAGACATTCACGACCTTCACTTTTACTGTTTTTATTTTCTGAAACACTTTTCTATTGACCTTCACGACCTGCATCAATGACAAAAATTAACAAACACTTCTGCGATTGACCTACACGCACTGCACCTTAGGAAAGAAAATCCTGACCGTCCTTCAGCTTCAGGCCCAACACCAGAACTCCTTTATTTGTCTTAGTTTTAGAAAAACCTGCCTTAGCCATAGCGCCATAGAAGTCTGTTGTGCTGCGAATATACTCTCCGGACAATGTGCAGTAAGCCCGGTATGACTGATACAGCTCTCCTGATTTTTCTTTTAATCCTTGCCCTGTCTCGCAATACTCGTCTATAAACTGTCCAAGCCAGTCGTTATCCTCGCGGTAAGCTTCAACCGCATCTTTCACAATCTGCGGTTCCTCAATTCTGAAATCCTCTGCGATCGCCTTCATGGCACCTTCGATAATCCAGCTCATGATATAGGGCCCGGCCTTAGCAAACAGGTAGTCAGCATAATTCTTGATGTCAGATTTTCCGGTAATCTTTGCATTGAATGGAATAACCACCAGCCTGCGCCAGATCCCATCGTCATTCGCACCGACCTTAGGCAGGTGATTGGTATAAAGGACCAGCGTATGTGATGGCACGAACGCGAATGGATCCTTATACTTTTTCTCTGCCTGGATCTCGTCGGTCGAGCAGAGTTGCTTTACTGTAGCTGTGTTCAGGCGCATGCCTTCCTCCATCTCGGACGCAATGATGAGACGCTTGCCCTTGAGCTCTGCCATTTCTGGTTTCACATTTCTCTTACAATTCATGGTCAACGCTTCCGCCGAAATCTTGCCGGCATAATTTCCCATAACGCGATAAACTGTATTCCAGAAAGTCGACTTTCCATTGGCACCTCCGCCATAAGCAATGATCATGTGCTCCTGATAAACCTTTCCAACTGCAGCAACACCGACCGTCTTCTGAACGTAGTCAATCAGGTCGCGGTCGCCACAGAAGAAGAGGTTCAATGCGTCCTCCCAGAGCTGTCTTCCGTCCTGGCCGGGCGACTTCTCTGTAATCTTCGTAATTAGATCTCTCGGATCATGCGGCTGCTCGCCTGCCAAACCCTTTGACATATCAAACGTCGCATACGGTGTATTGATGAGAAACGGGTCCTTATCAAGCTCACTCACATTGATGGAAAGCATCGGCTTAGCCGCATTCTGGAAATTAACAAGGTTCCGGTAGTTCCTACATTTCATAACAAACTTCAAATACGTCTGGGCCCCAATCAACCGGAACAGGATCTTCATCAGCTTGTCCGTGCTGCATGCTTTCTCCAGAGCCTTTCCACCATCACGAACGCTGTTCTTATCAACACCAGCGGCCTCAAGCATATCTTCCGCTGACTGCACTGCGTCTTTTGCATCCTGTAGCTGCAGATCCAGGAACTCCTCTGCGGCGCCGACTGCCATCTGTTTATCTTCACGCCAACAGTCACCATCGAAACGAAGGTAATCTGTCGCACTGGTGTACTTAAGCTCCTCGCCATATTCCCTGGCAAGAATCTTTGCTTCTCCAATGTCGGAGTAGTCTTCCGGCTTTAATGATGTAGAGACAAACTCCTCGTTATACTGATCCGGTGGTACATAGCCTTCCTGGGTAGCGACTTTCTTATTGAAGAAACGAACGGCGCTGTTCCAGATGGTATCAAGCTCTTCTGCATCAAGCGGCGGATCACATTTCTTTGAATGCTCCAGATAGACTTCCTTTGCTTTGTCTGTATCGCCATAGCGCTTTAAGACCCTGCCTGCAAAGAGGCTCATGGTCTTGTTCCGGCTTCCTTCCTGAATGACTCCACTGCTTGTTTCTTGGCCTTCCGGATCATTTCCGTAATCCTCCGCTTCCAGCAGATCATCCATATCCAGCCAGCCTTCATGCCAGTAAATCTCATCCTGCGATACTTTATTTCCAAACAGGAATCTGGCTGCGTCCAGCGCATTATCATCAAAAAACGGAAATTTCTTCTGGAGCGCCTTTTTCATATCCCCATACTGATCCGGGTTTGTAAACTCACTGACCTCGGCTAACAGATGGAATCTGGGCCTCGGAGATTTGCTCTCTTTCCAGTCGTTGTTATGGCGGCTCGGTGTTGTAGCAAATGAGATGTCCGAGAAGATTCCTTCTCCCAGACTCTCAGGTGTAATCCAGTCGTCAGGATTATCTGAATGGTCATTGTCACAGTCCCAGACACCGAGCGAGGACTTTATGAAGTTATCCTTGCTGCGATAATCATTCTTATAGGTAGCGCAGACATGGTCATTTGAGACAGCGTCTGCAAGCTGCGCCGGATCACGTGCGACGACCTTATTCGGATAGCTGCAGTTTCCCGCATCCCCGGTGCAGTTCGCAGTGAATAATTCAAATTGCATTACACTCTTCCTCCTTAAAACTCTCCGTAAAGTACCGGGTCTTCATGCCAAGCATCCTGGCCTGGTCGATCTCTGCCTGCATGCCACTTGTGATGTTCTGTCCAAACACCCAAAGTTGATCGCAGCGCCTAAGGAACACCAGGTCCATATAGAGCGCCTGCCCTCGTTCGCTGTCTTCCTTCATATACATAGGAAGAAGCAGATGTGGCGCAAATGGAATCGCTCCCGCATCAACTGCGTACCTGCTGTACCGCTTTGCGTTCTCTGTCCCTGCAATGCGGTCTCCGGAAAATGGTGAACAGATGTAAACGACCGGACGGTCCTTATTTAAAAATTCCATTCTTTTCACCTCGCTTTCAAAATGTCGAAGGACAATTCCTTCTAATTCTCTAAGGAGGTTTTCTTTCCGTTTTTCCGGTCCTTCAAAGAAAAAAGCAAAAAAAATATATCCGAGCCTGAATCGCTTCCTTTTTATAAGCGAAACAAGGCCCGGATATTTTTTGTAAATCGGCCGGAAAAGTATATCTTGCCAGCCCTTAGAAAGTTAGGAAACAGCGAAGTGATCCTCCGGAAAAGAAAAAAATTGTAGAAGCCCGGAAAAAGCTCTCGCAGAACCCCTTAGAAAGTTAGGAAGGCAAGAGAGGCCTTTCGGAAAGCGAGGTCAAAAGATGAATACCGCAACAAAAGACATAGCCAGCCTGGCAGACAAAACCGATGAAGAGCTGATTGACACGTTGATCGCCATCAGCGTCATAGCCAAGCGGCTGGCAGACAACCTGAGACAACAGATTCAGACAAAGGAGACTAAATAACATGAATGAAAAGAAAGATTTATCTGCAATTCTTGACGAAATTATCACAAGTGGTGACGAAATCATTAAATCCGGTAAGCGCATTCTTACCTGTGCCGAAGTGGTAATCAAAGCACTTAAGGAAATGAAAGCACTCTGCACCACAACAACCGAACCGGCACTTTCCGAAAAGCCAAAACCGGTATCACTCCCTGATAAGGAAACAGCGGCGATGGAGTACACCTTCGCAGACGTCCGCGGCATTATGGCCGGTCTTGCTGGCAAAGGGAAAAAAACCGAAGCCAGATCGCTTCTTCAGAAATACGGTGTAAGTCGCTTAAGTGATCTGGATGAGAAAAACTATGCAGCTATAGCTGAGGAAGCGAAGGTGATCGCGAATGGCTAAGCACGCATTTCTCTCCGCTTCCGCATCACACAGGTGGCTGAACTGCCCGCCTTCCGCAAAGCTCTGCGAGAGCATCCAGGATCAGAGCAGTCCCTACGCCCAGGAAGGTACCGACTGTCATGAGCTCTGTGCCTACCTGGTAGAAAAAGCGCTGGGGCACGATGTGCGGGACCCCACTGAGGGATTGTCATTCTACAACGCAGAAATGCAGAACTGCGCAGAGGAATATTGCGAGTACGTTCTACAGCAGTTGGAAGCCGCAAAGCAGTACTGCCCCGACCCGATGATATTCATCGAGCAGAAGCTGGATTTTTCCCACTGGGTTGAGAACGGATTCGGCACTGGCGACTGTGTCATTCTGGCAGACAAGGTTCTGCAGATCATTGATTACAAGCATGGTCTCGGCGTCCTGGTGGAAGCAGAAAACAACAGTCAAATGATGTGCTATGCGCTCGGAGCCCTGGAAGCCTTCGGTGATCTCTATGACATCGACCAGGTAACCATGACGATTTTCCAGCCAAGGCGTGACAACATCTCAACCTGGAGCATCAGCAAATCAGACCTCTTAAATTGGGCTGACACGGTGCTTTCTCCCACAGCAAAGCTGGCCTACGAGGGTAAGGGCGAATTTAAAGCCGGTGATCACTGTCAGTTCTGCAAAGTGAAAGCAACCTGCCGTAAGCGTGCTGAATACAACCTGGAACTGGCACAGTATGACTTCGTAATGCCAGACACCCTGGATGAACTTGAGATCGCATCAATCCTCAGCAAGGTAGATCAGCTGATTGCATGGGGCAATGACATCAAGGATTATGCCCTTACAAAAGCACAATCCGGTACACATTTTGAAGGCTGGAAAGTTGTCGAAGGCAGGTCTAACCGAAAATACACCGACGAGGCTACTGTAGCAACGGCCGTCAAGAACGCCGGCTACGATCCTTATGAGCAGAAACTTCTCGGCATTACCGCAATGAGCACTCTGCTTGGAAAGACACAATTTGAAGAGCTCCTGGGTGGGCTCATATACAAACCACCCGGAAAACCAGCACTTGTTCCGGAATCTGACAAGAGACCGGCAGTGAATACAGCAGCAGACGATTTTAATGACAATGGAGGAAAAGAAAATGTCTAATAAGATTCAGAACCCTACGAAAGTTATCACAGGCGTAAACACACGCTTCAGCTATGCAAATGTATGGGACCCCAAGTCCATCAATGGCGGCAGCCCGAAGTACAGCGTTTCACTTATCATCCCGAAGTCCGACACGGTTACCCTGAATAAAGTTCAGGCCGCAATCCAGGCAGCTTATGAGGAAGGCGAGGCCAAGCTTAAGGGAAATGGCAAGGCCGTACCTGCACTTGATACCATCAAGACTCCACTTCGCGATGGTGACAAGGAGCGTCCTGGCGATCCTGCCTATGAGAACAGCTATTTCATCAATGCGAACTCCGGTACCGCGCCTGGAATCGTAGATGCAGACCGTAACCCAATCCTGGACAGGTCCGAGATTTACAGTGGTGTCTACGGCAGAGCCAGCATTAACCTGTACGCTTTCAACAGTAATGGCAACCGTGGTATTGCCTGTGGCCTGAACAATCTTCAGAAGATCCGCGATGGTGAACCTCTCGGCGGCAAGTCCAGAGCCGAGGATGACTTTGATACCGATACTGACGACGACTTTTTAAGCTAATAGGAGGTGCCACATGCAGGAAGTATATCAGCAGGTACTTGTGACCTGCACGACAATCAACGTAATTATCTGCCTCGGGGCCCTGTTCGGTTGGATTTCGATAAAGGTCAGCGACCACAGAGAAAAAAAGCGCAAAGAACGTGAAAAGAACGAGCATGCGGATAAGGCCACTGCTCAACAGTGACAAACCAGATACGGACGGAGACTTCCTCCGTCCGTATCATTAATTAAGGATGGTGACAATATTGGAAAAAATAAGAACTCTCTCGCTGGATCTTGAAACCTACAGTGACGTGGATCTCGCCAAGGCAGGTGTCTACAAATATGCCGAATCTCCTAATTTTGAAATCTTACTTCTGGGTGTTTCAGTTAACGATGACCCGGTTGAAGTATATGATCTTGCATCGGGCGACAGCGTCCCTGATGAGCTTATTACGGCGATTGCAGATGATTATGTTATCAAATGGAGCTTCAATGCTTCCTTCGAACGCATCTGCTTATCATCATGGCTGCTCAGACATTATCCACAGTACCTTGATAATACGGGCAATGGATTCACTCCCTGCCGGTATAGCATTCCAGAGGACACAGTCGGCAACTATTTAAATCCCGTTTCCTGGCGCTGCAGCATGGTTCTGGCAGCATATAACGGATTGCCACAGTCCCTCGAACAGGTCGGTGCGATCCTTGGTCTTGACCAGCAGAAACTCAAAGAAGGGAAGGACCTGATCCGCTTTTTCTGTGTTCCGTGCAAGCCTACAAAAGCGAACAACGGCAGGACCCGCAATCTTCCAGAGCACGCTCCTGATAAATGGGGCCTCTTCAAATTTTATAATCAGCGCGATGTCGAAGTTGAAATGCAGATCCATAAACGCCTGCAAAACTATCCGGTGCCGGACATTGTTTGGAATGAGTACCACATATCCGAAGAGATCAACGACCGTGGTATCCTAATCGACCGGCAGCTTGTTGATAACGCCATCCGAATGAGCGAGACTACCCAGGAACATCTGTCTGAGAAAATGAAGAATAAGACCGGTCTGGATAACCCAAACTCCATCACACAGCTTAAAGGCTGGCTTTCGGATAACGATGTAGAAACCGACAGTCTCGGTAAGAAAGACGTCGCCAAACTGATACCAGAAGCCCCCGATGAGGTAGCCGAAGTTCTGCGTCTCCGTCAGCAGTCTTCAAAGAGTTCAATTAAAAAATATGTTGCGATGGATACTGCCGCCTGCAACGATAACCGTTGCCGTGGTATGTTTCGCTTCTATGGTGCAAACCGTACCGGTCGCTTTGCCGGCCGCATTGTACAGTTACAAAATCTCTATCGGAATTCCATGCCAGATCTTTCTGAAGCACGTGAGCTTGTCCGTCAGGGCGACTATGAAGCGCTAAATATGCTTTATGACAATATCCCCGACGTGCTCAGTCAGCTAATCCGGACCAGCTTCATTCCAAAACTCGGATATAAATATGTGGTATCCGACTTCTCCGCAATCGAGGCCAGGGTGCTGTCCTTCCTGGCCGGCGAACAATGGCGGATGAATGTCTTTGCCAACAACGGTGACATTTATTGTGAGAGCGCGTCGCACATGTTTGGTGTCCCGGTCGTCAAGCACGGCACCAACGGCGAGCTCCGGCAAAAAGGCAAGATCGCAGAACTCGCGCTCGGCTACGGTGGCAGCGTAGGTGCCCTGAAAGCAATGGGTGCCATTGACATGGGCCTTTCCGAAGATGAGCTGCCATGCCTGGTGGAGTCCTGGCGAAACTCAAACCCCAATATTGTCCAATACTGGTGGGACATCGACAATGCTGCAAAGACAACCATCAAGCAGCGCATCACAACAAAGGTTGGCTTGGTAGCCTTTCACTGGAAAAGCGGCATGCTCTTTGCCGAACTACCATCCGGTAGGCACTTATCATACGTAAAACCCAGGATCGGTGAGAATCAGTTCGGCGGCGAAAGCATCACCTATATGGGAAATGACAGCACCAAGCACTGGTCACGGATTGAAAGTTATGGCCCCAAAATCGTGGAGAATCTGGTTCAGGCTATCAGCCGCGATATCCTATGCTACAGCATGCAAACCCTATCCCACTGTTTTATTGTTGGGCATGTGCATGATGAACTGATCATCGAATGCAGTCCAGACATGAACTACCACGTAATCTGTGAACAGATGGGAAGAACTCCTTCCTGGATACCTGGTTTGCTGCTCCGGGCCGATGGATACGAATGTGATTTTTATCAGAAAGACTGA